TTCCCTGCGCTTCCGCCAATAATTCATCCCAAATATTTGTAGGTGCCAGATTATTGCGGTTAATGTAATTGCCTGATTGAACTATTTTTCTCGTTATCAGGAACGCAATGCTTTTCCGCTTGTTTTCAGTTTGCTCCATGAATAATTTTTTTTCATCCATCCAGTTCAATATCAGGCTTGACGGGAACGAACCACCTGCTTTCCGGCCGTAGCGTAACGTGCCAACATAAGCCGCCGCGCTATCAACGGCAACAATATCAAACAAACCCCATTGATTGGGAATGTAAGTTATATTTCGTGCCAGGTTGCCGCTTGCATTGGCCGGGCCAAAGCCGTTATAGTTTACCGTTTGAACGGATACTATTGCGGTTGCTGTCAGTTCTTCGGCTATGGTGGTTAATCCCTCGCTTAACATTGAATGGACGGGTTAATAATAACCAAAGTAAGTTTATAGCCTACCAAACCTGCTAAGGTAGTACTTTCAACGGGTGTGTAACTACTGCTATCTATGCGGGCAAATCCGGCAATACCGGACATTAAAGCGAAATTAACCGAATACAGCAAGTCAAGCATATCGCAATATTTATCATCTCTGCTTTTAGTTGCTCCGGCCGCCTTGGCGTCGGTTGCGCCTTTCAGGTCGTCTTTTTCTAAAAAGAACACCGAAACGGTCTGCTTATCAGTTATATTGGTAGGTGCCATGGCTGGCGTAATAGCACCGGATGGCGGCTGAATACAAACCAATGGGTATTTGGAGTTGTTATCGTTTGTAACATCTACCAAATAGCCAAGCCGAACGTTTGACTTTGGGTCGGCTGCCAATGCCGCTTTTTCAATTGCTGCTTTTATTTGCCTTAAATTCATGGTTATTTGCCCTCGGTTGCAATTTCGTAATATTTTTTGTCAAAAGCATTAAGCGCACCTTTATACGCCCTGTGTTTGAATATATCGCCCGTTTCCAGCCACATAACAGCTTCTTGCTTTAAAATATCGCCTCCCGTTAAATCGTATACCCAGCAATAAAATCCAAACACCTTATCTAGCTGGTTAATGCCAGCTCTTATTAATTTTTCGTCAATCGGAAACTTTGGCCAAAGGTCGTGCCATTCATTCCACGCTTCACGCAACGCCCAGAAACGGGGCAACAAGGTATCGGCATGGGTGTACCTGCAATTGCCTTTGCGCCATTTTTTGCCGCTTTTATGGTAACTGTAAAAGGTTTGGGTGAACTTTGTCGGGTCGTTGATTGCTTGCGCCATTTCAACATAACAAACAAACGGCATCAGCCCTAAATCGGGTTTAGTTGCCAATGGCTGCGGATATGTTTCTTTAATTACCGTAATACTATGCGCAATAATTTCCTGCCAATATTCTGGAAATGTTTCGGCAACCTCCACCGGAATGCCAGTAAGCTGATACACCTCATCCATATCCGGAATAAATGATAATGCTTTATCCATGGTTATTTCATGCCATCCGGCGGGAATGAAATACGGTTTATCGTTAATGAATATTGTTTGGCCCATTTTACCAGTCGTTTCTATTTGTTCCCCAGGTGTCGGTATGCGTTGGAATTTCAATAATTGCAACACTTTTTCTGTTAATAAATAACTTCATATTTTCCTCAAATACCTTACAAAGGAAGTAATCGTTTGCGTCGCTAGTATGGCCGTATTGCTCAAAAGGTGCGCCGCCATCAATGGTTACTTTTTTCTTCAGCTTGGTGCCGTCGGCCGCTTCTTGCACGTTATTGTAATCAGCAATAGTATTAATGCAGTTATTGCCAATTAATAGTTCAATAGGGCTATTTGATAGCAATACATGATTAAGCCATTGCCCACGAATAGCTACTCCGGGGGCGGAGCGCAAAACCCTATTTGTTGGACGGATTGGGGCTAATATTCTAATGATAATATCAAAATCCGAATCATTACTAACAGTTGTATGTTTCCCACCTGAGGGGTCGCCATAAACAAAGCATCCAGCTGCATGGTTTCGGTATTTAGCCAAAACCTTTTCGCTTAATGCGGTGGTGCTGTTATCGGGTGTTTTAAGGCAAAACTCATCTATTTGCCATGCCCTAAATCCTTCCATTTGCCAAACCGTACAGGTTATATAAGGCCTAACATTAAAGTCAAAGCTAAAGTGTAATGGTGTTTGGTTATTGTAAACCACCGTGCCCGTATGCTTGCTTTTAACCCATTTTTTGTAAAATAGCCCTTCTTTCTTTTGAGTTCCCCAAACACCACAGGTGTACACATTGTAGTAATGCTCGTTGGTATTCTTGTATTCTTCCAATTCTGCCCTGTAGGAATCGGTTATAAACGGGTTATCCCAATGGTTAGAATGGTGTATAATTGCCGTGTTGGTTACTTGCTTGCCTTTTACTTGGGTTGTAACCGTTCGGGTAAATGATAGGTTTGGCTCGCCAGCGAAGAACTTTTTATAAAACCAGTTATCTTGGTAATTGCCTTCAACCTCGGGGTTGATAGTAAACACCTCTTGAATGTACGGTGCCTTAAGGGTGCGTAAACTACTTGTAACCGTTATAAAATCCTTTTCGGTTGGTATTTCTTCTTCCCACCAAACAACTGTTATATCTCGCACGGACTTAATACGGCCTACTTCATCTTGCCCCCTGCAAATAAACTTATTGCCGTTTTTGCACCGGATTTCTAACGGCGAAACGGTAAACCTAAAATAATCGGAAAGGCCAAAATCTTCTACGCAATCTTTTATTGTTTGCCATTGGCTATCCTTAATCGTATTGGCTGTTTTACGCGTTAATAGGCATCTAAAAAAGGGTTCAACCATGCAGCGCATAATTAACCGCTTTGCAATGCTGGTGCTTTTGCCGGAAGCCCTGCCCCCGTAAAGTATAAGATAACGGGATTTCTGGTTTATAACCTCGTGGAAAGAATCGGGGGCATATTGTTCTGGAAATTCTATTATCATTTTTCAGGCTTCCAAATTATATCTGGCAGTCCAGGTACTTTAATAACTGTTAGGTTCTTATCTGCCTTTTGCTCGTTATCCTGTTTATACGCCCCGGTTACTTTAAGGTATTTTTCAATAGCCTCAAGCCTCCCTCTTATATCTTCATTTTTATTATCCCACACTTCAAGTAATTCTAAAAGTATCTTATGCGTACTTCTTAAAAGCGGCAAAGGTTTTTCTTCCTGAATCGGCGTGAACACTAATTCAGATTGAGGCATATTAAGCCTTGTTTGCAGGTACGTTATTACATCGGGGTTTTTTAGCGTTCGGGAAACTTCAGCATCTGCGCTTGTTTTCTTTAACTTAAATTCGCTTTGAACATAGAGCGAAGTTTCGGCAAAGCTATTGCAAGTAGCATATTGGTTGGCTATCAATAACTTACGCCCATTTATTTTAAGTTCACCTGCCATTACTTGCAAATCTAGCACTTTACTTGCAATTTCTTGCCATTTCTTGCCATACTTACCCGGTAATAAATTAGGGGTAATTATGACTAACAATCCCCTTATTTAGAACCATTCTAAATATACGCAAATGAATACTTTTTTATTAGTTTGTCTTGTTTTGTCTGCATTTATTCGTACCTTTGTTAAGTCGGAAGGGCAACGAGGCCGGAACGATTTAAACCTTAACAACTAACAAAATGAAAACCTACAAAGTGAACGAAGTTACCGCCAACTTTCCAAGTGTATACGAATTAATATGCCATGTGCAGGAAAACCCCGAGCTTTATTTTCCTGATTACGATTTCATGTACCCAAAAAACGGAGATAGCCCAGTAGAATACTATCAATACGATGCGGAGCCAGAGGAATTAGACGCCGATGAAATAGAAAGAGGTTATCTTCCAAGAAAATCAGGGTTCTACACTACTATTAATGGCGAATATCTCGGAAATTATATACATATAACACCTTCCGGCGTACAGGTTAGCCGGATTAACACAATGGAAAACGTAACAATTTTTGCCGCAAACGAAACATTTTATAACATCTACGAAGGCCGCAATGCTTACAACTTACTTCACCAATGCGATAGCTTGGCGGAGGCGTTAGATAGGGTAGAAAGCAATAGCATAGATTGCGAAGCTGGAGACCGAATAGAGGTTTACGAAACCGTTTATTTGGATGGCTCGCAAGTCTCTTGCAAACTGGTATACACGCATATTATGCCTGAAATGGTTTGGGTAGCTGGCAATTACGATACACCAGGCTATTACGAGGAAAGGCCGTATAATGATGTGCAGGACTGCATAACCGACTAAAAAATAAACCAAATGCTAAAATACACCGTACTAATTAATTGCTGTATCGTGGATGTTTTAAAAAGCATCCACGAGGCCGAAAGTAAAGCCGATTGGTTGTGTGAACGCAACCCGTACGCTAGTGTAACCATATTTATAACCATTTAAACAGCTATCAAATGAGATATTACAGAGCAAGCTCAATAAGCAAAGTTATTGCCAATAGCGGCCTATCTTTCACGGAATTTGCCGAAAAAACAGGCGTTTCCCGAGACGCACTTTGGAAAGTGCGCAAAAGCGGCAAGCGCAATTTAAGCGTTGAAAGCCTGCAAAAAATAGCTAACGCAATGGGCGTTGGCTTTGTTATTAAACCTGTAAACAACCAAAAAAATGAAAATTAAAAACTTTATTGCCCTATTTGAGGGATTAGACCCCGATGCTGAAATTGCATTCGGTGAAACCCTTACTACTATTTGGCCTGATTGGCACGGGGAGTTTAAAAAAATTTCAATTTCAGATAAATACCTTTTTCAGTATTTAAATAACGGGTATTTAATGCATTTGAACGCTGTTTTAAGCGATTTACCCTTGGAAGGCCTTACAGATGCTTTCATAGAGGCTTTAGACAAAGCCGAAACGGATGCGGATAAAGTCAAATTATTGGTTGAAAGCCAAACCCGCTATAAATTACGGGTAAGGCCGGGCGATGTTTGGGTAACCCTTTTAACTTAACATTTCTGGCTCGGTAACCGCCTATGCAGGTAGTCTGGTATTACCTGCATAAATTCCTCAACCGAGCGAATTACAACAACCAAATAGCCCTGTAACGATAAGTTTAGGGCTATTATTTTTTGTTTGGTGCTGATTTCGCCTTTATCTGTTTTAAATTCAATGTAAAGGGCGTGGTGCGGCTCGGAAGGAACGGCTAGGCACATATCTGGTATACCTGCAATTAAGCCTCTTTTTTTGTCTATATTAGCCGCTTTCGGTGTTTTTTTGCCATCGTTGGTAATCATATATAGCAGGTAACCTTTGTAATCGGGTTGCAATGAAAACCATTTGACGCAGGCGCATTGGAGGGCGGTTTCACGTTTCATTTTAAGTCTAGTTTAGTCTGCGCTATGTGCCCCTGAACACGCTTTATGGCAAGGTTATAATAATGCTCGTCCAACTCGCAGGCGGTTAAGTCAAAGCCGTAATCGTGGCAGGCAATGGCAATGGAGCCGGAACCTAGAAAACAGTCTAGTATCTTATCATTGGGCTTTGCGTATCGGTCAAGTAACCACTTGTATTCGGTTAAATTCATTTTTCCTCGTTCGGTATTTCGGCTTTCGGCTCCAGCGAAGCAAAACCTAGTTTTATTAATTCACGTGCGGCGACTGACGCCTGCCCTTCATGGTGAAGTTCGGCATATTCGTAAATTCGCTTAAGCCAATAAGGCGTTAAAGTTACTTGCACTCGCTCTCTTAAGGTTTTATTTTTGATATTCATTTGTTAATATTTTTCTAAGTTTGATAAGATTTTCGTATGCGTTTTTTGCAGGCCAGTAAATGCGGCCAGAGTTAATATTTGAATTTATCCGCTCAAAAGCGCATTGCAAAAACAATTCGCAATCCCTGATAGTTTCTCCTTTCGCTAACGTAATTGGCTCCGTTGGTATATTTTCGGGATTGGCAAAAAACGCTTGCAGGTCGGCAAGTTCGGGGAATAGGCTATTCATTGGTTTTAACTGTTATGGTTACTTCGCTATCGGCTGGTATTTCGGCAAGGCGGTTGCCTAGCGCATCGTTTACCTGTATTATTTCACCTGCATTAAGGCTTGCAATATAGGCCAATACCATGTTAAACTTTTCCTCTGTATCGGCTTTCAAAGCCGTATCAATAAGCAGCATTATAGCCTGCTTACACCAATGTATAGCTGGCTGCGTTTCCCTGTGCTGCAAAATGCGGCTAATATGCGGGTCGGTGCTTAGTTTGTCCGATAGCTTGTCGCAAAGGTTGTGAATAGAAGCGGTGCCGGGGCTTGCCGCTTTAATCTCGGGGGAAATTTCCGCCAATAGTTGCGTGGCGGAATAGGCAAGCAAAGCATTGCGGGTGGCGTGGAGTTTTTTTTGTTGTTCGGGTGTTAGCATGGGTTTAGTTCTGATTGTCTGTAATAATTATTAATTTTTGTTAAACCCTGCTTTTTTTCGCTAAACAGGTTTATTTTAAACATGTTTTTAGCCTTGGAATAAGAAACAATAATTCCTTTTCGGTCGTATATAGTCCATCCAATGGTTTTCCCGAACACTATCGGTTCGCCTGTTTCAAACGCCCAGCCGCTGGCGCTGCTTTCGCTTTTAATTATCATGGTTTTAATTGTTTAGTTGTTTGTAAATTTTGTACTCTTGACTATTTTCAAACTTGGCCTTAGCTATCGGGCAAACCGGGTAACCATCGGCAAAGGCACGGGAAATAAATTCTTCCACCGATACGCCCTTTTTATGAAATAGGCTAACCAAATAAACCAACTCCATTTCGGCAACCTCGGCCTCGGCCTGAAAGTTAATATTACCTTCTTTCAAGTCAATTAGATTTTTTATTGTATTCAGGCTTTCGCCACCTGCAACCAACTCCTCGGATGCTTCATACCTTAGCCTAGATTTAGCCAATTCTAGGCATTCATAGTATTCTTTGGACTTTTGATATTTCCCTTTGCTTTCAAAAAATTCCAGCAACTCAATAAGTGTGTGAATAATGGTAGCGGGTTTTAATTCAGTAACTACGCTTGGCGCAATTTGAAGGTAAGCAGTTTCAAGGTATCGGGTGGTGTTATATATATCCGGCACTTCACCTGCAACGTATTTATAAATTGCCTGAATGTTTTTTCTAGTAAGTTCATTATCCAACTCCACCAACTTTTTATATTCGGCCTCCAACTTCAAGTACCTTTCGGTTGCTTCCTTTTTAGCCACAATTTCGGGCAACACCTTTTGGCGGTGCTTAAGGTAACCAGCAATTACCTCGTCCAATTTCGGCCAGTCCAGCATACCGAATATTTTTAATTCGCAATCAAAAAAACCGCTTTGGGCAGCGTGGAAGGCCATATACACCTCCCCAATGTTGAAGTCGGGGTATTTGTCAAATATTGACCGTGCCCAACCACGTAACTGCCCCTCGGTTGGGAGGTTATCGGGGTTAATTACATTGAAAAAATCGCGCAAAACGTCCGGCAACTGGTTACGCAACTCATCGATAATTTCGATTGGTTGAAGCTGCTTAACCTTTGTTGGCAATTTGCTTAACGCATATATGCCCTCATGGCTATAATGCAATGTATTCGTTTTCGGAGCCAGTTGGGTTTTTATATTCCTCAAAAGCTGCTGCTTGCTCGGCTCGTTTATTTGTAGTGCTGTTGTTTCCATTTTTGTTATTTGTAAATTGGTTAATTATGTTGTTATATTTTATATCCAATGTTGTAATACTTAAGTTATTAACGGTAAAGCTATCCGCCACATTATGAATTATAAATTTAAGCATTTCTTCAAGTTGGTTAATTTCAGGCCATTGGTCGTTATTCCTTTTTCGGTAAGTGCCTACCATTTTTCTTATTAACCGCTTGAGCGCCAGCGTATCTTTTGCGCCCGAATATTCAAAATCTGCACCAATTCGCTTCTTGTATGCCTCCACAAAAGCCAGCTTACACGGCTGCAAATAGCAGGCGTAAGGGTCGTTTTTGGGTTCATTCGGCTTTTCATTTTCGCCGGGCAGCGGAACCTCTTTGGGTTTAACTGTTTTTTTGCCTTTAGAGCGACTTTCTTTTATTTCTGGTTCCATTGTACCCAAAATAGGTTTAAGTGGCTGTATTGGCTCGTAAACGGGTAAATAAGCCCTAATTGCTTCAATATTTACCTTCATGTAAAGTTTACAAGGAAGCCCTTTCCGTTTTTCTTCAATAAATCCCGATGTTACAAGCTGTTTTCGGGCGGTTTCCAATTCTCGTTTTGAAAAGCCCAGGTTGTGGGCAATGGAGTAGTCGGTCGGCGTTATCCATTCGGCGGGAAATTTCAGCAGGTACGAGGCCAGAAGCGAGGCGTTAATGCCAATTTTTTTTGCAAGTTCCGGCAGGTACAAAATCTGAAATTCCATCTAACGAATTTAGGCAATTACCCGCGAAAACTTGTTTTTCGCAGGTTTTTTTTATTTATTTTTTTATTTATTTATTTCTTTATTAAATTATAGTTATATGCTAATATAACTATATACAATAAGGAGTGCCCGCAAAGAAATTAGCTAACTGCTTGATACTCTACAGTTTTCCTCTTTCGGGAAAACTTGTTTTCCTGTTTCGGGAAAACTGTAATTTACTTTTTTTGTAACTGCTTGATAATTAACAGTTTTCCTTTTTTGGTAAACCCGCTTTAGCGGTTTCGGGAAAACTTGTTTTCCTGTTTCGGGAAAACTGTAGAGTATCAAGCATTTACGTTGTTTTGTCAAGCAGTTATGAAATTGCTAGAAAGGTATATAATCGGATTTATTTTCGGCCATTTCGGCATCAATAATTGCCTGTTTTCTCTTCTCCAAATACGCAATTCCTTTGTCCGCTTTCAATGAAGTAAAGCCTTTATCGCAATAACTTTTAAATGACTTACTCCAAATGGCTTCGGTGTTTTCATCCGCTTTAAAATCGCACAAAGCCTTTAATTTAGTCATTTGCGCCTCGGTGGCCAATGGCTCTTTTAATGGGGCTGGCTTTGATTGTTGGTGCGGCAATGCTGGTAAAGCTGCTTTTGCTTTCGGCTCTTCATAAGCATCTCTATCCGCATCCGAAATATCGGCGGTGGGAATAGATAACAAGGCTATTAAAGCGTATTTTAAAGCCATGCTTGTAGCTTTTGGAGTAGCTTTATCGGTGCTGTCTATGCCGCATCCTTCGGCCTCAACGGAAACAAAAGAACCATCTAACGCGATAAAATCAAAACGTATTCCCAAATGGGTTAATACTCTAATTTTATCTTTTTCAAGAGGCATTACATTATGACTTCTGCTTGTAATGGTGCTACCTATTACTATTGAATATTTGGTAAATAGCGGATGCACCGCATTTAAGAAATCATCAATCCCCCTAAATTTGTAACTGAAGCCTCCGCTACCAGCGGTTTGGCTTTTAGGTATGGCGTCAAGCTCGTCCATAACCTTGTGTAATTGTTCCTGAATTAGCATTGTTTTAGTGTTTAGTGTTTAGAAAGGTAAATCATCATTATCTTGCTGTAAATGCTTAGGAAGCGGTGCTTCTTTTTGAGCGGGCATCGGTGCAGTGGTGGCTATTACCTTATAGGCTTTTAACGAAGGGTAACGCTTTCCTTGCCATTCGTTGCCCTTTACGTTAAAGCTAATTGTAACTTCGTTGCCGATTAAAGGCGAGCCATCAAGCACGTTTATAAGGGCGTTAGACAACTCAAATACAAGTTTGTCCGGGTACTGCCCTTCAATATCTACCCAAATTTTCTGGTTAGTATAATTGCCCCTAACCTCTGGAGCGCAAACAGTTACAAGTTTGCCAGTTATTTCAAATGCCATTTTCAGTATATTTGTTTAAATGCGTAGGCGGGTAATTGCAATGGTTTTGCTATGGCAGGTGCGTTCCAAATGCCAGTTCTTTTGCATTCGGCGTACACCTGTAAATCTTTTTTATAAGCTATCCGCCCCAGCTCAATTTGTTCGTCGGTAGCGTAGTAAACTGCCACATAATTAGGCTGTTCTTTTTCAGCCGAAATAAAAACAAAACCTTCAGGCATATTTCCGGTTTCGGCGAAATATCCATCCATGTAGTAAGCTGCTTGCACATGGTATCGGTAGTTATAGGCCGAACGGCCAAACGCTTCAGGTGTAGCATCGGTGGTGGTTTTTAAATCTATTATCCATCCTCCGAAGGTTACCCAATCGGGGCGGCATTTGCACATAACACCAGTTTCGCTATCCTGCCAAGTTAAAACCGTTTCGGCTTGCCCTGGCATAGCAAGCAACGTAGCTATGTTAGGGTGTAACTCGGCAGCATCTACCAACATCTGCGCTTCAAATACGGTATCAGCCAATACAGGTGTTCTGCCATTAACCGACAAACTAAACGCCTCGTGCCCTGCTTTGCCTTCTTTAGTTCGGCGGTCAAATTTGGGGCTTACAACAAATTCATCGTCAAATTTTTCCGGCTCAAACATTAAGGTGTGCGCCAGCCTGCCAAATATCAAAGCAGGCGTTTCTTCCTCCTTTTCATGGTTAGGGTTAAGATATTTGTGCCAGTAGTGAAGTGGTGATCTGTTAATAAGGTCAAGCCCAGATTTAGAGATATGGGTAGTATCTTCGTGGTAATTTTGTGAGGTTATCATTGTGTTAGTCAAATTGCCCGTTAGTGGGCGAGCCTTTAAGGGTTTGGGTTTGTTTGTGAAGTGTTACTAAATTATCATGGGTGGTGCTAAGCAAGCCTTTAAGATAGTTGTTTTCGGCGTTTAGCTGGCTGTTTTCGTCGGACAGATCCTTGTTTTCCGCTGTTTTTATATGCCAGATTAAAGCGCATAGAAATGCCAGGAATACGAAGGCAATAAACAGAATGGGGATAGCAATAGGGTAATTCATGGTTAATCGGTTGGGGGTTTAGAGTTATTTATGGCGGCTTCTTGACGTACTTTTTCGTCTTTTATCCATTGCTCAACGAGCGGCCAGTATTTATGTGTTTTGTCCTCGGTGCGAACGATGCGGTAAAACACACCTCGCTTAATTGACGGGTGCGCTTCGCATAGCCTGCGTACGCCTTTAAAGCCGCAAGCTATTTGGGTGGGTGTTCGTGGTTTATTCATTTGTAAGGAGTTTGTCTGAATTGCCATGCAAAGGTACGAGCAAAAAATTACGCTCCAAATTATTTTCATTTTATTTTTTTTCTTTACCCAAAAAACCGCATTTAAACGCTATAAAGGCCATTTTTAGCTAAACCCATGAAAATAAAATGAAAATAATTTTGGTGGTTAAAATTATCGTTTTACCTTTGCAACATTCAATTAAACAACTAACCAATAACAACAATGAACGAGTTAAAAGCAATTACGCTGGAAGTAGTAAAAGGCGATTTTGTGGAAAATGCAAAAGCCTTTTATTTGCAAGATTTAACATTTAACGCATTAGTGCCAGGCACCTCGGAAAATGATTTTTTTAAACAGGCAGACGAAAAAACCTCCGAATTACCCCAAACGCTTTCGCTAACGGATACTAAAGGGTATAAAGTAATAGATGAGCATCGGAAGGTTTTAAAGGCCACAAGGCTTAAAATAGCCAACCGAAACAATGCGGTTAAAGCCCATATAAACCAAACAAAAAAAGAAGTTGAAGAATATGCCGAGTATTTGACTTTGCAGTTTGTTTCCCGTGAAAGAGCATTGCAAGCTATTACCGATGTTGTGGATGCCGAAAAAGACCGCATTGAGGCAGAGCGCAAAGATGTGCAACGTATAGAGCGTGAAAAAGCCGCTAAACTGGAAGCCGAAAAGCAGGAAAGAATGCAGGCTAAAAGCAAATGGCTTGGGCAAAATAAGTTTGCGTTTGACGGCGAAAATTGGCACTCTCCATTCCGCCCTCAACGCATTGTTCCCGCCGATATATTAGGCGATATTTTTCCGTGGGTATGGGATGAAACAGTTTCCGAATTTGAAGCGGATAAAGCTGCGCATGAAAAAGCAGAAGCTGAAAAGAAAGAAGCCGAAAGGCATAAAGCTGAAAGGCTTGCAGCATTTGAGGCCAAAGAGCGAGAAGAAAAAGAAAAAGCCGAAGCCGACCGGAAGGCTAAAGAAAAGCAAGAAAAAGAGGAAAAAGAAAAGCAGGAGGCATTACGCCTGCTTGCCGAAATGGATGCCAACAAAGAAACTGAAAAGCAACGGATAGCTGACAATAAGGCCGAGGCCGAACGCATAGCCAACGAGCAGGCCGAACTGCCATTTGCCCAGATTGCGCCTATCGTAACACCTCAATAGGGTGTAAATGAGAATACAGAGGAAATTTATAACCTGGACTTGACTAATGAAATTGGCGAATTTTCGGAGATAATGAATTTGGCCATTGAAGATGCCGCCAAAACAGATGTCCTTAATTTGGAAGTAAAAAAGGAGTTTTTGCGCACACACGAAAGACATTTTAAGGTTATTGGAAGGTGCATACTTTCCGATATTAACGACCTCTTTTTAGAGCCTAACAGCGAAAATCTTAATTCTTTAAAAGAAAACACGCTTGCCCTCATCGGCTTAATCAATTCCATAAACCCCAACGAACTAATATAATGGCAAAAATTAATCAACAAATAGTTTACGTAAAAATTACGCCGGATGGCGAAATAATCCAAGAAACTGGTAAAATAACGAAGTACGAGCAAAGCGATTTTGAAGGCGTTATTGCTGTTATAGCAATGAAAGACAGATTTAAGCGTGTTTATTGTGATTTTCGCAATAAAAACGTTCAAATCTTAAAAAGCTCCCAAAATGCAGAATTTCACGGGTGGGCATTACCTGACTTCGCTAATCAACTGGTTGTTAAGATCCTTTCAAATAAAGAAAATAATCTTCGCCAAAATATTGAAGATGCGAGAAACGCACTTATCAATGCGGAAGTTGCATTAGGGTTGTTTCAGGAATTATCGGAAAAAGTTAAAAGCAAAATGTAATGGAAAAAAAGATAACATCTATTTGGCAGGCAGCCCAAGAAAATAACCAATTCAGAAACCCCGAACTTGACAAACTTATAATTACTGAAGGATTCAGGTTTCAAAAAGAATTACAGGCAAAAATAGATTCACTTGGGCCGCCGCCTTTTGGTTATAAATTTGCTTGGAGTTATGTAGAAAATAACCCTAGAAGTTTTAACGATATTATGGAAATGTTTGAAAACCCAAAAATTGAAGTTAATATTTACCTGCAAAAATTGCCTAAACCAATTCGCATACAACGCCTTCGTACTAAAGGCTTCAAACTACAAGCCCAAAGCCCCGACGGCAGGCCAGTAGTATCAGTTTGCAGGCCTGGGAAATGGGGTAATCCATTTTGGATAGAGAAACACAAAGATAGATGCGTTGTTTATTTTCAAGATAGCATTTCTCCTTCGGGTATCGGAACAACAAAAAAAGATGCTGCCCAATTAGCCAAAGATTGGTTTGTGCATGATATTAAAAACAACAAAAAATTTATTGCTGAAATCAAAGCCGAACTAAAAGGCAAACACCTTGCCTGTTTTTGTCCGCTGGATAGCCCGTGCCATGCCGATGTATTGTTAAAAATTGCTAACGAAGAATAAAATGAACACTAACCCTGAATTACCCGAAGGCTATGCCTTGTTTATTAACCCGTTAGAATATGCAATTGGAATGCCAGTTATGATTCGCATCGGCAAAAGCGATTGGCGCATGTATTCATCCCCCGAATTTGTACATTTTGCTTTTTTAAAAGAAGGCATAGAAATGGGTACAATAGCTTATCAAAAACTTACGCTAGAACTGATAGAAGGGGAAAAAGCGTGGTGGTCGGAAGAAGCAATAAATAAAGTAAAAGCCTATACATTTATAAGTTCTATAAAGTTTTCACACGGTTGGCAGATGGAACAGATGATGTTTAACAATTTCAAGTTTGACCTCACCAAATACCGAACCCATAACCACCCGCAATACAATGGAAATTAACCCAAATATAACATTTGAAGAATACAGGGACTTGGTAACAAAGCTAGTAAGGTTTCAGCTTGGCTATATATTACTTAACCAGAAACAGGTTAAAGCTGATTTTCAAAACAAAGTCAATCCGGAAGAAAGCGCAAAAAAAATTATAAACGCACGAAGTTAAACCGAACAAACCCATTTATATAGCCATGAAAAGCCCATTAACAAAACAGCAACAGGAATTAGTTGAAAAGCTACTATCCTTAAAAGGAAGCCAAACCGAAGCCGAATACATACAATTCAGAGCCTACCTGCTTGATAGCGAACCGGCCGATGCTACCCCCAATATTTTACCGGAGTGGTACCGCCTCCCGACCGCCGAACCAGGTTACAGGTTTCTGGAGCAAACAGAGTTGCCTATAAATATGGAAGGCGTAGAAAGGTGGTGGTGTGGCGAATGGAAAGACATATCAGAAACAGGCATTAGAGGCGTTTTTGGGCTTTTATGGGCGCATAGGGAGAGCATTAAGCGAGGCGAAGGCAAGCACCTATTCCGTGTAAAAATATGAGCCGAACTATAAAAACTTACAAATATGGGTACTACCCCGCTCCAAAAATGAAACCTTATGGTAGAGATGCGGATGGGTACATGGGAACCAATTACGCCCATAGAGCCACCAATGCTTTAAGAGTAGTAATCAAAGCAGCAAAAGCCAAAACAAGGCAGGGCAACAAAAAAATAATTAACAGGGAAATAGAAGATAATAACAATTAACAACCAAAGCAATGAATAACGAGCCGATTAAAATAAGGGTAATTGAAAATGGCGAGTATAAGCTGGTGGAAATAACTAACCCGTGTTCAAAAAGGAAGTATCGATATTTATCCAAAGAAATGTACCAATCAATGGATAATGCCATTTTACCCTACCCACCTCCAAGTTTCAAAGAGTTTTGGCCGATGGCTCGCATAGGCCATCACGGTTTTCGCCTAAAGCGTTACCACTCCGACAAACTACGAACGGAGGAACAAAACCCGACAATTCCGGAACGGAAACCGTTGTCGGATAGTATTTACAATATGTTTGCTTATATTGAAACGGTAGGGTTTATGGGCAGGTTTCCGGTTACAGGCTTTGGCAAACAAAAAATAAAAGAGTATTACGAACAACAACAACTTAACCACAATGAATAACCTACCAACACTCCCGAACGGTTACCGCCTGGCCGAACCAGGGGAAATAATTAAAGAAGGGTGGGGTAGCTATTTTGACGGAACCAATCTTTACCCGTACATATATTTGCCGTACGGCTGGCTATTGCTAAACAGCAATAGTATGGCAGTAGGGTTGCAGGTTGGCGAAAGCGAAAGGTATATTTGCCCTATTTCGCCGCCGCCATTACCCATACACGGTTACACCCAAATAAAAGTCGGTGAAACTATTAAGCCTGGTGCAATAGTGCATTACCCCGAAGGTATTGTTCCTGTGCTTAGCGGGAGTATTAACAAGCGTCTGGGTAACCCTGAATACGCTTTTTACAATTCTATTTCCCCGCCATCCTTACACCTACCTTTTTCCGAGGCCGACCCGTTGCCCGAAGGGAAAGAAGGGGACGTGCTGATAGTTCTTAAAGTTTACGATATGCCAGAACTATACTATTTTGACCCCGAAAAAAATGCGTTTACAAATTCAGGGATGTGCTTAAAAGGTTTTGGAGAAGCTGGATATAAGTTTAGCAGGTTTGACGGATTGCGATACGGAATATTCAACATAACCACATAAACCAATGCCACTAACAGTAAAAGAACTACGCGAAGCCCTGCAAGGGTATCCGGACGACCAGGTAGTTTACATTACCGTAAACGAAATTATAATGCACGCTGAATCCATATATACCACGCAGGAAACATGGTTTTACGATAAAGAGATAAGCGAAGTGCAAACATTTAAGGAAGTAGCTAAAAGTTTAGGGTTACCCGAAAACACCCCAAATTCTGAAATAATTAAAGCAGCTGAAGAGGATGGATACACTTATGTTCCGTTTGGGTGTATTGAAATAGCTGACCTGTAATTAAAACTAACCACGGGGACGGGTGAGCCGAACGGAAAATAACAATGGAAAAGCCAATAACAGTAGAACAATTAATTGAGGAGCTTCAAAAGTTCAAGCCAACAGATACGGTTTTAATGCTGTATAAAACCGACCAAACCGCCCAACTGGTAGGGTTTGAAAAAACCCAATACGGTTTCTTTGAAGGTTCCGAAATGGCAGCTGCGACAATTGAAAAAATGGCCGAAATATTAGGCATGGGTTATGCCTCATGGGATGATAAAGAAGTTATTGAAGCCGCTATAAATGAAGGCTACCGCTTTCAGGAAGGCGGTACACCTGTTTTGGTGGCTAATAGTTAAACCTTTAAACCAAGTTACTAACACAATGAACCTACCAACACTCCCGAACGGTTACCGCTTGGCGGAACCAGGGGAAATAATTAAAGAAGGCTGGGGCAGCTATTTTGATGGAGCTAACCTTTACCCAAATATATATTTACCGTCCGGCTGGCTATTGCTAAATAGAAATAGTATGGCAGTAGGTTTGCAGGTTGGCGAAGGCGAAATATATATTTGCCCTATTTCCCCGCCATCCTTACACCTACCATTCACCGAGGCCGACCCGTTGCCGGAAGGTAAAGAAGGGGATGTAATCATAATGGAGTTTAAAGGCGCATACCTTGGCCATAAACGTATGTATGAATGGAATATTATAACGCTGAAATGGGACGTTGTTAATAGTAACGGGCATAGTTTAGCGGTTGGCACAATATTCAAAGAAATGGAAGGAATTAAAATTACTTGGCCCAAAATCCTTTACGGAATATTCAACATAACCACATAAACCAATACGCTAAACCAAAAAGCCCTCACCACAATTCGGCAAGGGCTTTTTTTAATACGGCAAAAAAGATGAAAACATCCTATTTAAAGTCTAAAAACAAAGTTCCGCTCCCGCCTAATAAACATTACATGTTAGGCAATTATGTTGAGGTTGATTGGGATGAAGCGTTGATAGAACTGAATGTTGAAAAAAATGAAATAGCTAAACTCAATGAAATGTTTGATAAATTAAAAAAGCCCTCACCATAACTCGGTAAGGGCTTTTTTAATTCGGTTAAACCAATGTTTCCACCAGCTTCATGCGGGAGTTGCATCGGTGGTTACACCGCTTGTTTCGGCCAGGGCGGCAGGTTGTTCGCCGAAGGTAACCGGAAAGGTATCGCCAGTAGTGGTTGCGCCTAAATCGTCGGCGGAAATTGTGGCAACAATAGTGCCAATAGGCGCGGGGTAGTGTATTTCAACGGAATAAGAAGCGGGAGTAATTTTTCCAATTACAGCCGAGCCAGTAAGGGTTAATGCCATTTTAGTAAGGGGTTACAAGGGGGTTAATGCAGGCTCAAAGGTAAAATAATTTTGGCAGGAATAAAAAAATATGTAATTTTGTGGTGTTGAAAAAGCACTAGCTGCCGCATACTATTCCCGTTATGCCCCTGATGAAAATCATGCTAACGGGTTCTTTTTTTTACTTATGCAGCGCATAACCAACAATCCCGCTTCCAAGTATAACAAGCCCTATATTGCGGGTTTTCTGCCACCTGGTGAGTTCTTTTTTTTTAGGCATTCCATATACCTGAAAGGCGTTAGCGTCGCCCCGGCGGTTAATATTAAGGGTATCCGGCAATGCTGGCATGTTGTAAACCTTAGTTTCTTCCTTGCCATCAGGCGCAATAACGTCTACATCTAACTTATTGCCAGTTAATTGAACGCCTGTAATAATTGTATCGTGCACCACCCGTTCCCGATATAGGGTATCGTGAAGGTAAACAACCAGCTTGTTAGGTTTCATTATCTTGGCAGGTTCGCCGCCAGCTTCAAGCCTTACGGTATCGTGCTTTATTTCTGAACGATAAAGTGTATCGGTGTGCGTAACAGGTGTTACAGAGGTTGGTATGCGCCTGCAACCTCGCTCAATCATTGCGCCAAGCATTAACAAGATGCCAATGGTAAAAACAAGCCAGCCAAATGCGCTTAAACGCTCGGTTAATTCTTTTTTATTATCAATCGGATTGCTAATCGGTTCCATAATTATTAGTTGTTTGTTGTTTCGGTTTCTTTTTTAATGGTCAAATTGGCGCTTTCGGTGGTGGTTGTTTTGCGGCCTTCATTCAGCCACTTATCAATTTCGGACTTGAGAAACCGCAATTTTTTTGCGCCCTTATGGTATGGTATCACACTTGTATGCACCCATCCGTAAACGGTTGCTTTGGCCGGGCGGTCGGGCAAGTAGGCTACCAATTCATCCAAATTGAACCATACATCCGGCTCCGATATGCTAGCAGCATTCAGGGCAGCTTGTGGTTTATGTATTAAATCAAAAAGCAAGGTTTCAATGTTTATTAACCTCGCCTCTATTTCGGCAAACGGATTTTGCATGGCTGTAAAGTTTTGTTTTTTTTACTGATGCAAAGGTAACTATTTTATCTTTCTTTTTGGTTAATGTTATTTTTTATAGTTTCTATATCTTTAAAGTATTCATTATCAGGGTTTAATATTTCACCTTCAATTTGCATCGGTTTCCTGTTTTATCGTATGGTTTAAGGTTTCGGTGGTAGTAGTTATGGTGCCGGTTTTGAGTTGAATTAACTGGCTTACGGTTATTAAAGAGAGAAAAAAACCTACTGCAATAATGATTATTGCAAGCACAACGGTAAACGATTGTTGTGCCCATTCCTGTTTGGCGATTAGGCAATCAGCAAAAACCTTAACCAAGTAGTATGAGCAAAAACTTAACCCGCAGGCATACGCTTTGCGGCCAGACATTCCAGCCGTTACGTTATCCAGCGAACTTAACGCCCATTCTATTTTAGTTCTTACGAAGCCCAATTTTATTTCCCCCTTTCGGTGCCCTTATCGTTTTTCAGGAAGTTGTTTTTAATTAACACAACCACGCTTAAAGATACAAACAGTAAACTCATAAGTGAAGTGGCTATTGAAATAAGGTCTGTATAATGCTCCACAAATGTTTTATAAAGGCTATCTATAAATTTAAAGCATGAAAACCCATAGAGCAAAATTTCGCCCAATGGGTTATCGGTTAATTGCCAAAGTGTTCGGAAATGGCGCATTATGCTGTTTCGTTATTAACGTTGTAATCAATAATTCCGGTGTTGAAATAGTGAAATTCAACATTGCGGCGGTGCGCCAATACTGGCGGGTTTCGCCACATTTGCCAATCTGCCTTAATTGTTTCGGCAGGCCTGCCTTCCAATATAGCTTTGCAAACACTACTATGTACCCAAGCCTCGGGGCCAATATTCCATACAAAGCAAACCAGTGCGTTAAATTGTGTTTGCATTAGATTAACTCCTGGCAATGATTTTATAATTGCCTCGTCAAATTTAACTTCAATGCTTTTTGCTAAAACGTGAAGCTGGTTAAGCGTTAGCGGCGGGTCGCTCATGGTAACCTTCCGGCCATCGGGGTAGAAAGTGTTGCCATCGCCAATAGTTGGGATGCCTTTTGTATCCAAATACGGTTCCCGCCTAACACCTTCAAAGTGTTCTAAGAAAGCCCAACCTTCGTTGTTAAGTTCCATTATTGTAAAATATTAAACGAGCCGTAAACTAAAGTTTGTGTTCCCGATGAAGTTGTTGCTCTTAACCTATAAGTAGCTCCTCCTGCATAACCATTGTAATTAGGTGTTGCGGCGGTTATGTTAATGTTGCCTTCGCCAATAACAACCCCGCTTCCAAGTTCCAAATGTAGTAAATTTTCCCCTGCCGTGTTTGTTTTCCAAACATCAAAAGTAATACCTGTAATCGTTTCGGGGTCAATAGTGAAACTTTGGCCGGATGCAGGGTAAACGACAAAATCCTCTATTGCCTCTCCGCAAAAGGTTTCCAAGTCCTGATACTGCGCATTTTGAATTAGGATGCCCATGATTTTAAAATATTGTTACCCCCCAATTTAAATTTGGCGTAGTGTTGTAATTATATGGAAAAAAGCCATTTGAGCCGCCGTTCCAGCCCCAGCCAAAGCCACTCCAATAGCCATATTGCAAACCAGACCATGCTGCATTCCAAAACCCTTGCATATTGGGTGTTGGCGGATATGCCACGCCGTCAAATACGTATTGAACTGATTGGTAGTAATATAGTGCACGATTGACGTTGTTTGTCAAAAGTTTATTCAAATAATTATTTGCTTTGTTTTGTTCGGCAGGCACACTTGTTTGGCTGAATTGGTCGTTAAAAGTTCGTGCACCATCAGTTGTAAGTTTCACATTGCCAAATGCAAATAAATCTTGGGCAACTTGAAAAGCCACCCACCGCTGTATATAATTAACCCAAAAAGCCTCCAATTCGGGCAAACCTGTAAAATTCTGCGTTGCCAAAATTGGTTGCATAGAAACAGGCAAGCTAAAATTAACCGTGCGAAATGCCTCCTCAATAATTGGGTTAATTGTGAGGTTATTAAAATCGGTTATAGTTGCCGGAACTATATTTTGAAGCTGCGGAAAAGTAAGGTAAGTTGCCATTGTGTTACTGGTTAGGTATTGCGCGCACTGGGGGTGGCGCTGCCGGCATAGGACCATCTGATATAGACGAATCTAAATCCAAATCATAAACGCCGAGTGCTTGGCTTTTTGTCATTGCCCCAAACAACCAGGGCGCAACGTGTGCATCTACATACTGGAATTGATTGGATTCTTTAATTTCAAGTGGCTGGGGCAAGCTAATGCCCATATCCAAAAGCATTGGATTTATAGCGTCTAAAATAGGTTGTATTATGCCCTTACAATGGCTGTTTAGCATTTTTTGAGCATTAACAATTTGTTGGACATTGCCCAGTTGCCCCGGTAAAGCATAGCCTGCTAAAACAGGGTCTACCTGATACAACTTGCAAACCTCCATTGCTCCATTGGCAATTACATCAACCATTTGCGCAGGCGCAGCGGTGTTGTTTAACATGGATACATCTGGCCCTGTGCCGCTACCATCGTTTTCTAACAGAATGATAGTATTATCGGCATCGCCTGTACTTTGGGCTTTTATGCCAGCCATAAATATCTCTTTTTCGCTAGGCTGTCCATTATTCCCCGTTTCATTGCTTAATTTTGGGATTTTCAAAACAAAATTACCAATCCAACTTTGCATAGCCTTTTTGTTGAAAGCCTTTTCAGATGCAGAAACGCCTTTAACCAAATCCAGCGACCGGAAAGCGGCAGGTATAGGATAATAAGGTGCGCCAGGCTCTTCTATGTAGTGGTAATAAATCTCCCCGCAATACCTTCCATGATTCTTAACCTGCAAGTCTATCATTGCTGTAATATCTTGCATGGACAAATCGGGGTTGTATTCTGGCAAAAATTCATCCCAGCCAACGCTATACATTAGCCGATTTGTAAACTGGTTATACCTGAATACGCGCGTGTCGTTTTTATTGGTAATGCCAATACGCAGGTTGCCTAAATTGCAGGGTTTTATCAGGCATATATTGCCAGTTTGTGGGTTGCGATAAATTCTTAAAGCAAATGCACCATCGTAAAAAACGGCATAATTTAGCACTTCCCTTAAACAATTCAAAATTGGCGCATAACCATTTGCTTGTGGGTCTTGCTCGTCGCTGACTGATAAAAGGTTATAAGGCTCGTATTTAAAGCCATCGCCCAAACAAAAATCCACTTTAGTACGCATGGAAGTTTTGGCTACGCCCGAATTTAAAGCGGCATCTTCCAAAATTTGAGGCACGCAATTAAACCATTGCCCATCGCCCCAAGCAATCTGAATGTAACCTGATTGCTTGTAATGCAGGTTATGCGCAAGGCGCATTTGTGCCTTCTTTCTGGAATCAGAAATAGCGTGCGGGTTGAGTTCTCGGGGAATATTGGGGTGTTCCTTGTTAAACTTTATCGCGTCTTCGCTTAGGCTCATTACACCAATTTATTATTATGAATTGGAATTAGTTGTTGTTGAACCTGAATTAACAGGCGGAACAACTGGAGTACCTGGTGCGCTAGGTGTTGCGGGTGCTGAAGTTGGTGCGGGTGCGGGTGCGCTTGGAACAACCGGAGCTGGCCTGTTACTTCCATTTACTGGCGGGTGAATAAGTCCGGACGATATCCCAGCGGGAGTAAGCACGAACAAATCTGGCCTTTTTTTGGAGAATTGAAGCACTTTTTCCTCCGTTATGGGGCTTATTTTCCCTAAACCCATAACGCTGTCTGCGTTTGAAAATCCGGGCGCAAGTGCATAATATGGGCTATCAGCCACAGGGGTGGCTACTGGTAAAACAACGGTATCGCGTGGCATATTTTTAGCGTAAATTTTAAGTTCAATTTTTGCATCTTTCATTTGGCAGGGGATGCACCCTGTTATGTTTTTACCAAAAACGGATAGATAGGTAGCTATCACCTTTCTATCCGTTCCTTTATCGGCTATTTTCCGAATTTCATCGGCTGAAAGCATTAGGATAGTATGCCATTAACAATGGCCTCGTCGCCAGCATATCCGCTACCACTTAGAACGAAGCAAGGTAATTGCGTACCCGCACCTGTGAAAACAAGCGTGTTTTTGTTCAACGCTTCGGGCGTAGCACCGCTTTCGCCGTCCGATGTTGAAACATATAAACCGTCTTCTATCCCGTAAACCTCGTAAAGCTCTGCGTTTGTTGCACCGTTTCCGCTTCCGTTTCGCCTTAAAATCATAACTACTTTCTCCATAGCAATAAGTTGATTCAGCGCATCCAAATTCGTCGAGCTAACAACTCCCAAAGGAATTGTTACCGTATCGGTAAAAACGGGAACACCATTAACTCGAGCCGATTTGGAGGAAGCTGTTATAACGTTTAGGCCAGAAACTATTTTGTAGCCAAAGCAACTTACGGGGTCAAGATTTGTAACATTTCCATTCGCGTCAAGCGAAATGCCTGCGCCGTCAAAAGCTGTTTGCCAATCAAAGAAAATTACTTCTTTTTGGTAACCTCCTAATGCGAAGCAGCCTAATTCATCCGTTGAGTTAAATACAATAGCGGAACATGCGCTCATATTTTTATTTTGTTTATAGGTTAAGCCCGAAATTAATCGGGCTATGAATTAACAGGAAACAACGGTAACTTCGTTTATGAAGCCGAATTGAACACCGAAAGCGAATTGTGCAATCAAGCGTAGCACGTTATCGCCATTGCTCATTGACATATCAATTATACGCAATGTAGGTCCTGCCGGGCCATTTACATTTGTGTTAGTGCTATATACAAGGTTATCAGGTATATACGCAATCATTGTATTGGGCGGAGCCGTTGGCACAACTTCAAAAGTAAAGCCCATTGCGTTAAACGTGTAGGCATCCACTTCGCCAAGATTAAGGCTGAAATCGCCATAGCTGGAATTGCGCGAACGAGCAAAAGATTGTGTTAAGCGATAACTATCCACAATATGCTGTGGTATAACTATCCGTATTTGGTCTTGTTTGCCACGAACTGCAATAGGAATTGAGCGGATAATTTGCGCTACTGCCAACTGGAAGTTGGAATAGTTAATAAACGCAAAAGTTGCACCAGTTGCCGCTGCACTTTGTGTTATAGCACCATAAACGGGGTCATATATGGTGAATGTGGTAGAACTTGGTACAGCTGCTACAATGTAGCTGCGACCTACGGGGTTCAAACCATTAAACGTAACACCGCTTGCTGTAATGCTGTCAAAAGTGATGTAATCGCCAGGATTAAGCGAAGAACTATCCGCAACTGTTACAGTTGTTACGCCGCTGGCAGTTGCAATAGCTGATGCCGCCGTTGGGGTTACCTTAATGTTTTGCGCTGGCAGACAGTTGGAAATAGCATAAGGAACAAATCCTGTGAACGATTGGGTAAATGTATAAATATCCGGCCGGCTTGTTTTTCCAGCAATAGCAAGTTGCTGCATATCGGCCGATATTTGCTGGCCAGCTACCATAAGCACCGCACTTGTAAGGTCGTCGGGGGCTTCAATAGGGTTGTAATCTGGTCTTAATTGCGCAGCCTCCCAAGTTTTAATCAATACTGACTTGTCCAGGTCCAAATTAACCGCAATTGTAACAGGGTCAATCTGTGTAAGGTTTCGGGTAAACGAACCTTGAGAAGAATAGGTGGTTTGTATGTCGCCGTATTGCGGATTAACAACCAACGAAGGGAACTGAATTTTCCCCGAAACGTCGGTCATTAATTTAACCAAGCCAGCCTCTACAAGTCTGTTTTCGGTAATTGCGGGTGCGAGATAAAACCCGGGGTTGTATTCTTTAAACGAGCCATTCCATGCGGCTCCGGTATAGTTGTTGGTGGTTGCCATTAAAATATAGTTTTTAGGGTTTTGGCTGTGTTATCTTCAATAATGGCTTGCTCTTGCCATTTTTTTAATGGCTTTTCCGGCGTATTTGCTGCCTGCACTTTATTTCTAAAGCTATTGGCTTCAGCAATAACGTCTTTGCTATTTTGTTTTATGCTTTCCTGCAAAGCCTGCAATTTGGCTTTGGCGGTTTTAGCTTCTTCTTCCGCTTTTTCGGCTTTGGCTTTCGCTTCTTCCAAATCGGCTTTCGCCTTCATTTCGGGGTCGCCTTCATCCGCTTTGGCAACCGCTGGATTTGCGCCCGCTTTCATTTCGGCAATATCTGCCTTCATGGCTGCCAGCTCGGCAAGGCATTGCGTGAGCATATCGGCGAATTTATTATCCGGCGCAGCGGGTGCGGCATCGGTGGATTTCGGGTTAGGCGCAGCGTTTGCAGGTTTTAAAGTGCCGGGAAATCCCGCACCTGTGAACTCGGCTTTTGCGTCCATGTCGGTATCGTTATCGGTATCGTTATCCGCGTCGTTATCGGGGTCGCTCGGCATTAAAGCCTTCATTATATAATGTCTTGCTTTTGCAAGGTTTGAAATTGGCTTTGTTTTATTTTCGGCCATTGTATTTGTGTTTAAAGCTGCAATTTTTAATTGTTTAACTTTGTTGGCATCCATATAGGTCTCATCTGCCATCAATTCTCTTATTTTCTCGTATGGCAACTCTATTTTCAACATAAGAGCCTTTGCCATTTCGTCATTTTCTTTATCAAGCATATCCGCATATGCTCTAAAGTCTTCCGCCCTCATTTTATCCTTACCTAAATCGGCAGGCATAACATGGGCCTCGTGAATCATGAAAACATAAGCCGCTTTTATCGCATCAGGACTTAAAACCAGTTTAGGTATTTGCGCAGCCATTTTAGCGGCCTCGCTTGCGGCAGAAGTTAAGGTTGCCATTAATGGCACATCCAAACTTTTCAGATAATCCATAATGGCATCACCTTCAACGACATTTCCGCCAGGGCTGTTAATGTTTAAATTAATGCCACCTGCATAATCATTCCCAACCTGCTTTTTTATATTGGCAAGCGTTTTATCTGCCTTTATTTCGCCGTTGAGGTAAATATTTTTCATTACCAACAAATGTACTAACCATAAAAATTATTACCTTTGGCTGCACTAACAGCACGGTACCGTGAATACTATAGCGTTTATAGCAGTTTTCGGCCTTTCAGGTCTATTTATATTGACTTTGAGGGCTTTTTTTGTTGGTTACAAACAGTTTAAAGAGATAGCCAATAAATGGTATATATTGGCTGGCAATGCCATTTCCTGCATTATTTATGCGTTATCGGTGGCTGTTATACTGTTTTATATGCTGAAATAATGGGCAAATGCAACAATTCACCTTATATTAAGTTGTTTGTAACAGCCGAACAAAAAGAATATATTACGGGGGAAGCTAAAAAAGCGAATAAAAGCGTTAGTAGATTTTGCCGAAACGCTACTTACAAAGAAATTGAGGTAATAAGCAGGAAAAACGACCGAAATAAAGAAAATGGATGAGGTTAATTTCCATTGGTGTTTAGTTGAAGAGAGGAATAATAGCCCCGTGTTTATGATGCGGGGCTATTTATTTTACACCCTGGCAAGCTGACTATTAATAGTCAGCTGGTTATAGGTGCGGGCTAATTGGTAGGTTGAAAGAACTGTTTTAGGCGTGTTGCTTATACCTTGGATATAACTTTGCGTTTGCGCTTGAATAGCGTTTGCCTGATTGCTAGCCGTTATTGCGCTGCTTGAAACTGCTTGGCCGCTTGCGATAGCGTGCATGGCGGCTATTTGTTGCCCAAACATTTTAACCGCCGGACGGCTCATCACAAATTCTCCGCCTTCCAAATTGGCATTAACGCCACCTTCCGAATGGCTTGCCCCATAAACATAACCACCATTCCCGTATTGTTTTAAATTCGGAGGCGTTGGTGCTTTTGCTCCTTGTATGGCAGAATTGGCACTTACGATAGTGCTAACAGCGGTTGCCACCATTTCGGCAATCGATGCGGTAAAGCTAATCGGGTCTAAGCTGCTTTCGCCTGCTATCCGCAAACTTTCGGCAATGCTTTCGCCTAATGCTATTGCACTTTGGGCAACGGCAATATCTTTTTTGAATTCCAAACTTTCGGTGGAATTTCTGTTTAAACTATCGTTAATTTGAACCAACACGCCGAAAGTGCGTTTGCTGGCATCAATTTGCGCTTTTTGAATTTGCGCGCGCGCTTGCTCTGTTTGCTGGTCTGCCTGTATTTGTTTTTGGTTATTAGCTATTTGGGCATCCAATAGCTGTGTTTCAACCTGCAAGGTATCTTTGCTATATTTTTTTTCCAGCTTAATTAATGCCTCAAAATGCGCTTTTTGCAGCTCAAGCTCTTTGGATTGGGCTTGCTGCATGGTTAAAACGCCCGCTAGTTCGCCCTGCTTAATAGCGTTGTTTTCCTCTATATAATGCCTTTCCAAATCGGAAAGTTCCTGGTTGTAAACTTTTTCAACCGCATCGGCTTTTTTCTTTTCAGCATCTACAGCCTCTTTTTCTTTGCGGTCGTACAGGGCCTTATCCAATGCCGCAACATCCTTATTATATTTTGCCTGCAACAAATCGGCGTTTGCGGGCGTTGCTTTTTTTGACTGGTTTAATTCAAAATCAAGTTGCTGTTTTTTGGCCTTAAATTCTTCATCGGCGGTTTGGGCAATTTCTACCCGTAAACGCAAAACAGTCCTTGTATCTTCAATTTCTTTGGCGGCTTGTTTTTTGCGTTCCTCGGCGGCCTTTTCGGCGGCCTGCCTTTGTTCTGCTATTTCGCCTTTGCGAATGCGGCTGGTAAGCTGGTTATATTTCAAGTCCTTATCTCTTTGCAGGTTTTCAATGTCTGCCAGTTGTTTTTGAGCGGCGATTAGTTGCTCGTCGGCTTCTTTTTGATTAATAACCAATGTGGATTTGCCGGATGGGTTACTTGCGCTTTTGGGAGGATTTGCCAATTCATTAAGCCTTGCTTGAACATCGGCCAACTCTTTCCCTGTAAATACGGCTTTTTTAAATAACGGGTCAAGCGGACTAAACGCATCTTGACCAGCTCTAGCCATAAGCAGTTTGGTTTGTTGCGTTATCAAAATTTGTTGTTGCTCGCCGATTTGGCGCGTTATTTCCAAGTCCTTTTCTTTGGCCTTGTTTGCCGCCGCAAGCCTTTCATCGTATTTTAATACACGGTCTTGGCTTATTAGCATTTGCTGGTCAATTTCTTTTTGATAGCCAACCTCCTTGCCACGAAGTTGCCGGATAGCATCTTCGGTGTTATCAATGTTTACAACCGCGTCGTAAGCAATTTTTGAAGTTGAAATAGCGCGCTTTTTGTAATCAGCTTCAATTCTTTTGTTGCTTTCAAGTATTGCCTTTTCAAGTTCTTCCTGGCTCATCTTTTGCCCCAAAACTGCCCTTTCGTTTTCTGCAATAATCGCATTTGAGTAAACCTTTTGTTCTTCTTCCAAGGTTCCCAGGCCAGCCGAAACTCTATCCTGCATTTCTTCAAATGCTTTTGCCTCCCGGGTAAAGGCGTTATCGCCACCTTGCCACGTTGTTTTAACCGATTTTACAAAATCCTCCCACCCATGCCGAACATCTATAAAGGTGTTGGTGGCGTTTACTTTAAAGGCTTCAAAGTTAGCTTCCACGTACAAAAAAGCGTCATCCATTGAGCCGAACGCCTTTACGACACCATTAATCAAAATGGGTAAGGTGGATAAAGCCAAAACCAAAGGTCCTCCAGCCAACCCTGTGCCGAACGCCTGCAAAGCATTACCTGCCCCCGCCCCTGCGCTACCTAATGCGCCGAGGCTTTTGCTTGCCTCGCCCAATACGTTTTGTAGTTTTCCGCCGAATGCGCTTTCAATCCCTTTTGCGTAACCGCCAACGCTTCTTGTAAAGTTGCCAACGCTTCCTTCCAACGCTTTAAGCCTGGTGCTTAAATTTGCGGCATCGGCTTGAATTTTCATACCTTTTGCCGCAACCCTTTCGGCCTCGCTTAGCGCGTTCCATTCTTTAGTTAGCTTGGAAAGCTGCACCTTCATGTGGTCAATACTTCCATCTGCGTGTTGAATTTCCGCATCGTTGGCTTTTAACGCAACGGTTTGCGCTTTTATTTGACTGGTTAATCCGGCCTGCGCTGCGGCATTGGCGCCAATAGCTTGGGTGTATTCTTTTTCGGCAAGCGTTCCGGTTTTGTTTTGGTTATCCAAATCGGTACGGGCTTGCTTCAACGCTTTCAGCTCCAGCTTCATTTTTTCAACGCTTTCAAAGCCTTCAACCTGAATGCTTAAAATAGTACTCGCCTGGTTATTTGACATTATCTTAACCTCTGAATGTGTTGTTAATTTCACTCACAACAATGGTTGCGGTAAACTGCATAAGATTGCTTAACGCTGTTTTCGGAATGAATTTACTATCCGCAATTGTGCATTCTATCCAGCTCATGCTCAAATAATCTATCATTGGAACGCCATACCACTCAATAATAGATATATTGGTGCTCATCCAGACTTTAGGGCTTTGTTGCAAATCAATAAACCAGTCTTGCAGGTTGTTTTGCATGTACGGTGCTGAAATTTCGTAGGTCAAAACTGCCTTTTTACCTAAATCTCTAATAAAATTACCTTGCCGAAACGCCCCATAACTTACGGTGTTGTTTGCTTGTATCAGGTTATAATTGAAGGCGAAAAGGTCAATTCCTCCGTATCTGTTTTGCCAAGCCAGCCATAGAAATTGAGAGCCGACAGGAAAACAAATTTGGTTTGCATAACCAGAAAAATCAGCAATATTAACATCTGGCAGCAAAAAGCAATCTGCGGAATCTGCATTATTGCTCCAATACCATTGTAGAGGAGTGTAAGCAGTATCGCCGCTTGGTAAATTCCATTGAACTAAATAAATCTGCTCTTGGCTAACGCAGCTTACTGGATAGATTGAATAGGTGTGCCCCGATAAAACAACGGTTGCAAATAGTGGTATTGCTCCGTTGGTGGCATTCATTACACTTATTGCAGATGTAATTGTATAGTCGCTATCTGTGTTTAATCCAAAATTAAGTTTGACTTGCAATAATTGATTGCCAAGATTATAATCAGGTGTAACCTGCGTTATTTCGCCTTGGCAATATCCGCTCGCATCTACGAAAATATAATTACCTCCATCTCCGGAATCTCCATTGCCCCAAAAAACAAAGGTGCTTGTTAGGTTTGGGTAAAATGTATCAGCATTGGTGTTGTTGCTAATGAATGTTTGCTTAAGCCTGCTAAGCCTATTAACAAGGTGTATTGCCCATGATGCTGTATCGAACGCCCCAGAACTTACAATTGAAAATGGAAGGTCAATAACGAAAGAAATGCCTGCACCTGCAACCGTGCCATTTATCTGCAATATTGAACAAACATACCAATAACCACTAAGTTTATATGCGAACTGGTCTCCAACATTAATACCATCGCTTCCGGTAATTGGAAAATTATCAGATGACGTTGTAACTATTGTAGTGGTACCATTGGAGTTATCGGCTATACTATAAAATGGCAAATCATTCGTATAATATAGCTGATAATACAGCCACCAGCAAGGCTTAGCCACGGGATAAGAAGCGGGATTTACAACACCAGTAAGGCCATTGGGATTAGGATAGCCAGCTATAAATGTTTGCTCATAATCAATAAAATAATTTATATTACCAACGTCAATAGACGCGCTTACGGGTCTTGGGGTGCCGCTTAATATAATCGTTTCATTTATTGGAGGTGCCATTTTTTATTGATTGCCTAATTGCAGCAAGTCTATCTGTGTAGGTCGTAAGTTTATTGGGTCAAATTGAACGATGGCGTTAATGTAGTATTTAATGCCGTAAATTACTACTGGCCTGCTAAAATCAATGTTTTGTAAATCAGCTTCATTCACCCGAACTAATCGGCTATCAATACGAGGATTAAGTAACGCGGCTTGTAATGGAGCGTTATACGTTGAAAGCAGGAAATACCAGTTTTGTTTAGAAAATGTAATTTGAGTTACACTAGCAGTTCCGGTGTGGCTTTCGCCGTTAATGTCTTTTATAGCTATATACTTTCCGGAATTGTTATCCCAATAAGTCCCGGCCAAATTGCACGGCACAATATCGCCAATAATTGGCGTTTCGTTTACGCTGTAAAAATCGCTTGGCGCACAAAATTGCCAGCCGTTTGACCCGCCATAAATACATTGAGGTAAACCTGCGTCTCCGTAATACAGGCCGGAATCGGGTGGCGTTGCGCCTTGCTGCGCCACAACATAATTTTGCACGCTTTTCGCCAAATAACCTCCTTTGCTTATCACGCCTAGCCCAACGGGTAAGCCGCCCGAACTTTCATCGGCAAAGGTAAGATTCATAGAGTACCAATTCATAACTGGCTGGCCTGAATTAACCGTAAACAGGTATTTAAACCAGCCAAGAATGCCATTGTAAATGGTTGAAACAAGGCCAATATCAATCGGCGATGTATAAACGGTTTTGGTTATTTCGGTACCTGGCGTATTGCTTCTTATTGCCCATCCGCCCAATTCAGGCGAGGCATTGTAATACCAGTTTATTTTGGCTAAAGTATCATACCAGAAAGAAGAACGATACATATTGGGTATAATGCTATTTTCCTCGCTTGCAACCTTATCGCTCCAATCCAATGCGTTATTTTGTAATTGCAGGTTATTAAGTTTGCTGAAAGTTACAGTTTGTGCGCTTTCGTTCACCTGCATAAGCAGGCCATAGCGAATTAGCACATCTTTAATAAAATCTCCCTGGTTAATCAACGGTAAACACCGTTCTGTTATAAGGCAACCTGGCGCAAGCATATCAATAGGCGTTATTTGAAAGTACTCGCCGCCAACAACACTCCAGTTTAAGCTAGTCCAATCGGGAGTTGATAATGTATAATCAGCACTTTGCACCATTACCTGAATGCGGCAATTTTGGGTAACATATACCACAGCACTGAGCGTTATAAGCTGTAATTGTTGCGCAACCTGATTAACATTTTGAGCCAAAATAACAGGGATATTGGTGGCTGCATTGCGGGAAACAATGCTGACCGTTATGGCATCGCCTGCCGAAATGCCTGTATAAGGCTCAAACTTAAAGCTGTATTGTATCTCTATTTTCACCCAGCCATAATTGCCTGAATTAATGTCCGAATTTGAGCTATAATAAAATGCATTTTCGCCGCTCGTGCCATCGTAATAAGTTGTAACCTGCCCGCTTGGAACGGTTAATGGTGCTCTTTGTGGCGCGGCACTACATAACAGAGCTCCAACCAACCAAGACGTACTTGGCATATTCCATTTTCCATTAAGCACGTTATTGGTTATACCGCCCGCATAAGTAACGAAGTTTAAATCAGGGTGCGCCAAACCGCCACTAATTACAGCCGACTTTAAAAAACTTAAATCGCCATTCACGGTGTAACCCTGATTTTCTATAATTCCCTGCAATAAAATTAAAAGGCTAAACCATGGCCGAAACATTAACAAAGGGACGCTATTGTAGCCGTCTATATTGGTGCAATGCGGTGGCGGGTTCCAATTCCACCCGGCAGGGAAATAGTTACTATATACTATCGGGTCGCCAACGCCGCCCGAATCGCGCAATATATAAGGTAACCCAGTTGTTTGGTCTGCCAAGCCTTGCTGGGTTCCATCGTCAAATAAAGGGTATTGCGTGGAACAATCAGGCGAACCTCCTTTCAATAATAAGGCTACATTAGCAGCAGTCCATGTGTTAGGTCTTATATCGGTATCGCTAACCGTTATTGTGCTTAAACCTATATTTAAATCCCTTAAGGTTAGAGGCCTTGTTGTTATAATGCCAAAATTTAACGGGTCGGCGTATGTTATATTTAATTTATCAAATAAACCCTTTAAAGCCCCAACAACGCAGCAATTAAATATGTTGGTATCCGTATCGGTTACAACTATATAGCCATCCAATAGCAAGGTGTTATCCTTGTAAACCAAACAGCGTTGCTGCGTATTTCCGAAAGTTGTATTGCCGTTTGCGTCCTGAATTTGCCCGAACAACTTGCAGTTATTCAAACTCATTGGCAGCGCCCATGTTGTAGAGTATGGAGCGGTACGGGAGCCAAGGTCGCTTAAATCGGCGCTTTGGTAAGTTATAGCGAATGTTTGGTCGGGGTCAATATCGGCTAATTGACCGTTTATAAGCAGGTTTATAGCCATATCGT